TGCGAGATCGCCGATATTGTAAGCGTGATGTGGCAGCCACGCCGACGAGGTGTGCGCCGACATGACTGGCCAGACGTGCAGGCCGTCGGCGAGGATGATCCACTCGCCCCAAGTGTAGACAATCCCGCGAGCCCGCCGCTGCAGCCATTCGTCGGCGTCGGAGATGAACCGCATCGGCTGGATCGCGGAGGTCGACCGCCACACGTTGCTGTTCAGCAACATGCGCTGATAGTTCGCCGGCAACGAAAACGCCTCGGTGCCGACAATACTCGTCGCCGGCGGCGTGATGATCCCATCACCAAAAAACGTCACGCGGGTTTTCAGCTTCTGCCATTCGCGCGTGTTGTAAGCGATCCGCTGCGCCATCTCGGTGGCGAGGCTGACTAGCTCCTGCATCGTTCGGCTCGACGCGAGATTGGGGAACACGGCTTGCGGCCGCGCCACCCCAATGAAAGACGTGACTTCCTGAATGGTCGTCAGCAGCGTCATGCGGCACGCTCCTGCTTAGACGAGCATTCCAACGCCATCCGGATCAGCGTCTTGCGGTTCATGCTGCCGAGCGGCGGCGCGTCGGAATTTGCCGTGATGTAGGCGCGCAAGCCCTCGACTGTCATTTGCTCGAACTGGGCCTCGCCGGTCGCGATCTTGCTCTTGAGGATGGCGTTGTCCTCTTCCACGATCTGCATGCGCGCCTGCATCGCCTCGAGCTCGGCCTTCAGCTGGGTGTCGGCGGCGCCGCGCTTGCTCTGATCGAGATACTCCATCGCGAAGTTTTTCAGATCGCGACCGCCGGGACCGAGGTTCTTGAGCTCCTGGCCATCGACCGCCGCCAGCCCCTCGACCGTGTAGATGTTCATCGCCCGCATCTCGGCGCGGCGCGCCTCGGTCATGAACGGGGCGTCCGTTAGTGGCGTGCCGCGCTTGGTCTGCGTCAGCTTGGCCTTGAACTGTTTGTACTGATCGGAGAATCGCTCGGCATACGTCACCTCGGCGTTTTGCCCGGTGTAGGGATCGGTCATCCAGTGCGATCGCGACAGCGCCGGATAGGTGCCGAAATTGCGCGAGCCCGGAATGTGGATGTCGCACACCTCGACATCCTGGAAGATCGGCCGGCCCTCCTTGGCGGAGGCGGCTATGTCCTGCGTAGCGTCGTGCCGAAACAGCGGCACCAACACATCGTCACCTTTGAGACTGTAGATCGACATCGCAAATCACTCCATTGCGGTTTAGTCGGGAGCCGTCGTTCTCCTGACAAGTCCGACGGCTCCCGCGCTCTCCACGGGGGTAGGCTGGGCAGAGAGGTTTCAGGGCCCCCGCGTAGTTGCTAAGCAGCAGGATTTGAGTCGTACATGCGCCAGTTGAACAGTGAGTTCGTCATCGTGAGCTCGCCCATGAACCCGATGAATTGCGCGATCGCGTCCTTGTCGATCGGGATTTGGCCTTCACCGGGAAACAGCTTGGTGAAATTGCGGCTCGGGTGGTAGCGCATGCGCAAACTGGAAGTGTTTATACCGAATGTCGTATTAGCCGGCATGTTCGAGCCGATGCCGCCGTCAAGCACGATCTCGGCCCGCTTGCCGCCGCCGATATATTCCAGCGCCGTGAAACCTAACTTGCCCAACGAAGTCTCGTTGGTCTGGCGCTGGATTGCGATCGTCGCTGCGTCGTAGGCGGCGTAGTGCTCGGGGCTCATCAACAAGAGGTCGGCGTAGTCTTTGCCGCGCGACTGCTTGGTCATGATCGCGTTGAGCAGTGGGCGAATGGTGGTTGCGTTGACCTGGGTGCCAATCGCGGCGCTGTAAGTGTGCGCGTCGAACGTCTGCGTTCGCCAGATAATCGCCGAGCTGCGATCGATACCGCCGTAGATGCCGGACGTGGGAACGATCGGAATAGCCGTCGCCAGGCCGGTGATCTGCTTGCCGCCATTCGCTGTCCCGTCGCTCTGAATGCCGGCGTCCATGGCATCTTCGAGCGACTTTTCGGCAGCCTCGATGTAGGCCTCCATCACGTCGATGATCTGGCTCTCACCTTCGTTGTTCAGTATCTCTTGCATCGACAAGATGACGGGAACGACCACCATCTTCGGCTCGTAGAACGCGTCATTGAAGAGGTCGATCGCCGGGTTGAGCAGCGTATCGAAACCTGAATACCATTGCGCGTTCTGCTTGCCGATTTGCAGCGTCTGGCGGATGCGCGGACCCGAGTAGGTCTGCCACAGGCCCTTGCGCTTCAAGACCGCCAGGATGGCGTTGTTGTTGGAGACCAAGTCCTGATAGTCGGATGAGCGATCTTCCAGGCTCATGCTCAGAATTTGCTGGTACTGAGCATTTGTAGTGATGTTGGGCATCGTCGCGCTCCACAATCAATGGAGCGCATGCTGCCTGTCGAGACAGCTGTGGGCGCTCCGGTCAAATCAGAGCGAGCCCCGCACGAATGCAAGCGCGTTCGCGATGGCCTCGCGGCGACCGACCGATTTTCCTCGACGTTGTTGGGCGCCGTTTGATGGGCCGCCACTGGGCGCGCCGTGAATAGACCGATCGGGTTGGCGTTGGGATTGTTGGCCGCCGGCCGCACGAGCCGCGGGCACGAGCATGCATGCTCGCTGGTACGCTTGTTCGAGACCGAACCCTAGCTTGAGCTCGCGCTCGATAACCGGTCCTAGCTCGTCCAGCCGCGGATGGGTCTCGGCGAACCGGTCGACCCCGCTGCGGGTTTGGCGAAACTGGTTCTCATACTGCATGCGTTGCTGTTGCTGTGCAAGCGCCGCCTGCTGCTGCCGCATTTGCGCTAGTTGCGCCGCGTGCGCAGCCTGCGCGTTACGCTGCTGCAGCAGCGCCAGCTGCTCGGGCGATTGGTTGAGCACATGCCAGGCGACGTCGCGCAGGCCGAGCCGGCGGCCATCGGGCGCCTGCAGGTTCAGGTTGTTCACGATCAGATCGAGACCACCGATCGGGTCGGAGCGCAGTTTGTGCTCGATCGAGGTGAAGTTGTTGAGCACACGGTCCAGGGTGGTCCCCTGCCGGCGAGCAAGGCTGTCGTAAGCCCGAACCGGCTCGTAAGCGGCGGCGATCTTCTTGAACGTATCGTAGCGTTGGTGCGCGTGCGCGAATTCCCGATGCATGCGCACGAACTCGCCCCGCACCGGCGCCGGCACGGTGTGCCACTGCGACTTGGCCTGCTCGGTCATGCGTGGCGGCGGTTCGCGGTGCGGGTCATTCGCCGGCAACGGATTGTTGGCTGGGGTGTAACCCCCCTGCTGCGAGCGGGGGGCTTGTGCCCCACCTGGCGGCTGTGCTTGCCGCGGCGCAAAGCGGCCGCCGTCACCGCGCTGCGGGCCCGCCGCCGGCGGCGTCTGTGCCTCGCCCTGCTGCTGCCGGCGCCGGCGTGGTTCCTCGACCGGGCGCTTCTTGAGATCAAACGGCGCCTGTCCCTCGCCGCGCTCGCGCCGCGCCGGCGGCTCATTGGCGGTCGGCTCCGGTGGTTGATTGTGACCTTTGGCGGCCTGCGCCGGTCCCGGACGGCTCCGCTGCCACTCCGGATCGCGCGACTTGCGGAACGCCTCCTGGATTGACGCGCGCCGCGCCTCGGCCAGGCTCATGCCGGCCTTGGCCGGGGCTTGCGATCCTACCGGGTTCGGAATGTTTACCTGGTTCGGATCGATCGGGACGCTGCCCTGTTGGCCTACGCCTTGCTGGGGAGGCGCAGCCGGCGACCCGGAGGGCGCCGACGACGGCGGGGCCGCCGAACCAATTCCTACATCAGACATGATTATGCTCCTTTGACGCGATCGACGGCGCGCTTGAGCGTCTGCCGGCGCCTGGCCTTGACCTCGGCGAGGTCAGTCGATCGCCATTTTGGTTTGAATTGTTGGTCACCGACCTCGGTCAGGCCGTTGGCCCGACCGACCGCGCGAAACGCCCGCTTACTCGTGTAAAATTTGCCGTCAATTTGCTCGGTCGGCGGCATCTCGTCGGAGATGACCATCGGAAAGCCCAAGGTCGAGCGCTTCCGGCCGGTCACGGGTAACTGGTTCGACCACCGATTGGGGGCCACCTGGTAAATCGGCATGCTTGCTGATGTGTCCAGTGATTGCAGCTTGCGCAGCCACACTGATACCGCTATCGCGCAGTCGTTTCAACAAACGCCGCGATCTCGAGTCCTGCTCGATCAAGTTCGCCGCCTCGATCTCGAGCAGGTCTTTGAGCTCCGCCGGCGTCAACAAGAGCTCCATGTTGCGGAAGAGGTCAGTGATGATCGCCGGCTTGTTGATCTCGGCGGCTTCAACGAATGCCTTCGGTCGCGCGGTGGCGCAGAACAGGTACGCCAGCCACTCGGCCTCGCGCCCGATCAAGTCGCGGACGACGTGGCGTTCCGTGAGCGGCCATGATTTGTGCTTAAAAGCACGCGTGCCATAAATGCTGTGAAATAATCCTGCAAGGCACACCTCCGGGCGCGCGCCCCATGACCGCAGCAGACTGTGCGTCCCGTGCAGATGCGCGAACAGTGTACGCCCGCTGTGCCTGACCTCAGCCACGCGTGCCTTATTGACCAGGAAGTTTAGTTGCTCTGTCGTGATCGTCATCGCGACAATTCCATTTGGCGCCGCAAGTGAGCCTCTTCTGGAGTGACAAAAAATCCGACGCGACGCATAACTCCATTTCTTTTGATTTCAGCCGCCCATTTGCCGCTCGTCTTGTTAAAATACACTCCGCGATACCCGCTCTTGTTGTTCCGGTACATGCCGCTGTTGATTTGATTTTGAGACTTTGTAGCCTCCCTCAAATTGACAAACCGGTTGTCGTCCTTGATCCTATTGGCATGGTCGATCTGATCCTTCGGCCATGAGCCGGTGTGAAGCAACCACGCCAATCGCTGTGCTTTGTACGCCTTGCCGTCGATCATAATCGTCCGATATCCATCTGCACCGACGTGCCCCGCAATTGACCCACGCGGCACCTGCCCATGGCGCATCGAAACCTTCCAAATAAGTACCCCAAGCCGAGGCTTGTACAAAAGCAACTCAGATACCCTGTGGTAGTTTGTGTAGTCCCTCGGCTTCATGGACACCCTCCTGTTTTGAGGGGTCATCATACTGCGTTTTCCACATTAATGTCACCCGCAGCACCGGGCAAATGCGCGACACCCCGCGTGCAACGTGCGGGATGTCGCCACGGAACACCAGCAATCGGTTTGGTCGTGGATACACCGACGCAACGATGTCCGACTTCTCGTCATTGAACAGCACGGTCTCGCCGGCCCAATTCGGTTGCCACTCCGCGTGCGGATAGTACACCGAGGTGTAGCCCTTGACGTCCTTCGTATCGGTGTGGATCGTGCCGTCGCTGCCGTAGCTGGTGGCGTTGGCGTAGCAGCGAAACAGCGTATGACCATCGAACACCGACGGCGTCAGCTTGAGCCAGAGCTCAAACAGGAATGGCGCGACGCGCTGCAGCTCGTCTGCACACGGATACTTGCTCGATGGCCCGCCGGTGGCCCGTCGGTAGCCGGCAAAGTGCCGGTGCCAAAACGAATAGACGTCGGTCTTCGAGGCCGACTTCCAGCCGAACTTCCAGCCGCCCTCGTCCAGGAAAGCAAGCACGGCGGCGCGCTCGACGTCGCCGAGCAGGTTGTCGACGACAAAGGCGCCTGGCGTCAACTGACGCACCTGCCAATCGGTTCGCACGTCTGCGGGATCGACTTTGTAATCGGCCTCGGCCAGCGCGCTCATGGCGAGTAAACCACCGCCATCCCAGGCTTGCCACCGGTCACCTTGGTCACGGCGAGGCCTTTACCGTTAGCTGCCTCGGTTACCGGCAGACCTTGTCGCGGCGCAACCGCCGTCACGTCCACCACTGGGAGGCCATTCGCAGCAACGGTAACTACAGGCATGGCCATTTATGTTACTTCTTCTTCGCGCGCTTGTGCGCCGGCGTGGCCTTAGCTTCTTTGCGCACGGCTTTGCCCTTGCGCCCAGAGCCACCCTTCTCCACAAATTCGAAGGTCAACACCTCGGTCAGGTCATCGCCGCGCGCCACCTCGACATCGACTTCGCTCGGTGTCGTCGCGCTCGGCACCCACGCCGTCAAGGCGCGATCGTCCTCGTAGGAGGTGATCATCTCCTCGTCGTCGAATACAATCTTGCAGTGCTTGTCGAACCCAGTGCCGAACACCCGCAGCAGCAGGTCTGGACCAGCGCCGGCGGGCGCGTGATCTGGGTTGAGCCCGGTCAGCGTCAGCTCAACTTGCTTCACTTCTCCCTTCTTGCCGCCCCGTGTCGCGCCAGCCGCGTCGGTGAAAGTGAAGTCCACCGGATCACTGTGCAACGTGCCGTTTACGACATAGACCTGCACCGTGGCCGGCGAGCCCCACAGCGCGGGCTTGACGCCGGTCGACACCGTGTCGACGCCGTCAAATGTCGTCGGCTCTGTGTGACCAGCAAAGAAAATTACGGTACTCGGCCCGAACCCCTCGCCGGTGATATCGAGCGTGAAGTCTGCGTCATCGATCGCGCAAGTGTCAGGCACGATCGCGGTGATCGCCGGCTTGACCTGGCCGGCAACCTCTTCGAAGGCGGGCGTTCCTGGTTCATTAATGGATTGCACCATAGATGCCTTCTCCTTTTCTAACTCTAATCGATGAAACTCTCGTTGCTCCTTCGCTTGACGATTGGCGCGTTCCTCCTCCGTCTCGCCAGGCACCCAGGGCGTCATCGGCGGAAAAGTGAAAGCCATAGCCCCTAGGTCCAGGTGAAGGTCTGTGGAGCAGTAACGACGACGCCACCGGTCACCACCACAATCGGCCAGGTCGGTGGTGACGCCGTCGCCTTCTTAGGGATCGTCGCTGTCAGTGTCGTCTTCGACACGAACACCGTCGGAACCGGCAAGCCGTTAGCGTAGACCACACTCTGTGGCGTGAAGTTAGTCCCCGTCACCGCAGTCAACGCAACAGTACCGGTGCCAGACACCGCGGTAGTCGGCGTGATGCTGGTCAACGTCGGATTAGCCGCCGGTGACAGGCTCGACGCGTGCTGCGCGTTAGGGCTGTTGGCGACACCGGTGAAGCTACCGAGGTCGCTCGTCATCACGATCGGACCGCCGGCGGCGCCTTCGGCCCAGGCCGTGCCGGGATTGTTAGGGCTATAGGTCGATACGACGCCCGGTATCGTGACAGCCGCATTGTAGCCAGTCAGGTTCGCCCCCGTGCTTGGGCCCCAAGTCGCCGTCTCGGTGCCGGCGCCCTCGTTGGCGACGCTGGTCGATGCCGGCACCGCGCCGAGATCGTTGACCGCCAAGCCGGTGACGTCGGTGCCGGGGTAAGTGTTTTCAGTGCCGCCTGACGTTGCGCCTGTGCCACTCGCCAGCGCCGCAGTGTTCGTTGCAAATGTCCCACGAGCTCCACCTGTACCATCGTCGAAATAGGGCGGCGGGCTCTGATTCACCCCAACGCCAGGAATGGTCTGCACCGGCCGCTCGTCGGCGATCAGCGTCGTGCCGTTGGCGCCCGAAGCCCTGGCCGACAAGTTATAGGGGTTGGCGTAGTTGGTCTTGGTGAAATTGGGCGGATTGGGGCCGGTCGCGCCGGTGCTCGAGAAATTCGTCGGCGGCGACGGATTGGGCGGCGTAACAGTGAGCGCGGACTGGGCCATAGGAATGTTTCCTTCACGTTACCGACGTGGCGATTTCTTATGATATGGCAACTTGCCCCCCTTGTCGCCCTTATCAAATTCGCGGGCTACCTTCTGCGAGATGCCCTTTTCGCGCGCCAATTTCGGGTCGGCGGCAATGGCCCGCATCAATTTTCTCTGCGCGTCGGACTTCGGTCTCGGATATGGGGGCATTTATTCCTCCTCACTGGTTGTCGTAGCGATCGTCAGCAGCGAACGCGCCCATGGTCGGGACCGCACCGGCGACACCGTACTTCTTCAGGATTTTGATCCGGTCCTCGGTGCCGGGGAACATGACGTAGTTGCTGGTACGCGGCAGATCACGCAGCTGCGGGAATGTAGATGTGGCATTCATCCGCGACCCCTGGTCGAGGTAGCGGATGCCGGGGATGCCGGCTTCGCGCAAAGCCGCCGCCGTGCGGTCGGATGCGCCGGCAGTACGATACGCCGTGGCACCTGGAGTCGCGTGCAACACGTCGTCCGGCAAACCGGCTATCCTTGCTGCATCCGCCCCGACCCGGCCTTGCTGCGCCAGCGGCTTGTCCCAATCCAGCATCTGTTCCGGCCGCGCGGCGATGTTGACCTCATAGGTCCGCGGGCCGACCGGCTTGCCGCTTTCGAGTAGTTCTTTGGCCTTACTCAACCGGTCAATGGCTTCGATACGCCCCGTGACGCCTGCCTCGGGTATCTTATGGCCCGGATACAATTCACCAGATTGAAGCACCTTCTGCTTCAATGCGATGCCCTCTCGCAGACTGTCGATTGCCGCCTTGCGGTCGAACCCGTAACCCGACAATTGCTGCGCCGCTATGTTTTCCGGCCCCTCGAACCGATGCAGGAAATTATTCCAATACTCCCCGCCCTGTCCCGACACCGCTGGGTTCTCGGCAAAATAGCCACCGTGCCCATACACCTGCGCGCCCTCGCCAGTGCCGATCCTGGAAAAATCGAACTTGTCAAAATCGTGCGGCGAAGAGTGGTAGGCGCGAATGCCGGTTACAGCCGCTTCCTCCGCCGCGGGCACCAGCCGTCGTCCAACCGCGAGCAACGGCACCGCAACCTTGGCAGCAGCCCCTGCTATCGGCCCCCCGAACGGAATGGCATAACCCGCCATATTGGCAGCATCGGCCGCAAAGCCGGTGGTCAGCGGGTCCGAAGTCGGCACCTTGCCGGCTTCGTTGGGGATAAGATCGGCCGACCGCGGCGCGTAAGTTTCTGGCCGTGACAGATTGGGCGTGAACAGGTCTACGACACTCTGCGGCGGCATCGCCGGATTGCGCGGCGTCGGCAACAACGAATTATCGCCGCCATACTCGTCGCTGCGCGCCAGATCGCCCATCGCCATGTCGATACCCTTCAGTCGTCGCGCAGCCGGAAGTATTCGCGGTTGAGTCCTGGAACGATGTTGCGGCGGTCGTCAACATTCATTGACGGCGGCACCGTCTCCAAGCCTGCCATGAAGGCCGCGTCATTCGCAGTCGGCAGAAAGCGGGGGTTACCACCGTGGACCGGCGGTGCCTGCCGCTGGAGAGAGGCTCCAGGCTCCGGCGGAGCTGTCGGGTATGGCGGTGGCAACGGGTTTGCAGCAAAGTACCGCTGCAGCGGGTCGATATCGTTGATCCCTGCGGCCCTGGCTAGGTCGTCCTGCCGCGTCAGCGCCAGCGCAATATCATCCCGCCCGCTCATCAGTACCGCCTCGTGTAGGCCGCCCGCGCGTCGGTCGGACGCGCATCCTCCGACCAGCCGGGCTGCCGGCTCAGCGAGCGCGGGTCGAACTTCGGCACCGGCACCGGTGTCACCCAGGTCGGCGGCGCCGGTGGCGCGACCGCGGCGACCTGCGGCACCGCCGACACCGTGCGGCCGTAGCGGCTCGGGTCGATCGTCGCGCCGAAAGCGTCGTCATCCTGGAGGTTGTCGACCTGTTTCTGATACGCCTTCCACGGGTCCTCCGGGTCAGCCATAGCCACCCTCCTCAAGCCGCATTATCACTGAAAAAACCTCCGGTCCGGACCGCTGATACAAAGCGCCATAACCCGCAACGGCGGCAAGCTGACAATCTGCGCCACCGCCGACTGGCAAGCCTGCAGCGAGAGATAGCCATCGATGTGAGCCACGCTGTGATAAGTGCCGAACACGACGAAGATCAGCAGCGTGTACGTCATCAGAAGTACCTCTGCGGCTGCTGTCGCATCTGCTGCTGCGCGCGCTGCGCACTGGCGCGCGCCGCCATCTCGCCCTGACGCGCGATCGAGGTCTGCTGCGCCATCGCGGCCTTCTCGCGCTGCGCCTGCAAGTCAGCCTGCTGCGCGACCATGTCCATCTGATGGGTCTCGCGATCGTGCATTAACTTTTGGTTGGCGGCCGCTGCCTTGGTGCCGTCGTCCTGCGACTTGGCGCCGAGTTTCATCCGTTCGATGTTCTGCTGCGCCGCCAGCTTCATCTTCTCGTGCTCGTCGCGCTGCTGCAGCTCCTGCTGCTTGAGCGCGATGTCGGCTTTGTCCTTCTCGCCCTGGCGCTGCTGCTTCAGCTGCTCGATCTGCAGCGCGATCTTGTTCTGCGCCGTCTGCGGATCGTCGCCGCGCGGCTGGTCGCCCTTCTGCTTCATCACCTCGACCAGCTCGTCGATGGCACCGTCGAGCGCGCGGCCGGCACGGAACGGCGCCACCGAGAACTTCAAAACCTCGCCGCAGAATTCCGCGGTCTTCGGCTCCGCCCCGATCAACTGCGCAATCTGCTGCAGCAATTGGCCGAGCATGCCGGTGAACTCGGTGCGGCGCTGCTTCTCGCTGTTCTCGTCCGCCATGATCGTCGAGTCGGTTTCGATGTCGAGCACGAACGAGCGGGCGCGATGATCGCGTAGGAATTTAAGCACTTGATCGATCGTCACCTCCTCGGCAATCTGCTTGATCTCATCCTGCAAGCTCTGCATCTGCTGCTGTTGCTGTTGCATCGCCTGCTGGATCGCCTGCGGGTCCTGCCCCTGCTGACCCTGCGGCGTTTGCATCTTCTGCACCTGTTGCTGCATCTGCTGCGACATCATCTGCAGCCTCTGCTGCAGCGGCCACGCCTTGCGCTCCAACATCTCCCGCGTCGGCAACTCGGTCTGGCTCATCATGATCAGCGTTTCGTCTTTGAAACGCTCGCACATGATCTCGCAGGCAATGGTCACGAGGTCGCGCGCCACCCGGATCATCTCCAACTGGCGATCGCGGATACGGCTCGACCCGAACTGTGTCTTGAGCTCCTGCGCGCCGAGCGTCTCGCGCGCGTCGGTCTCGCCTCTCATAATGTCGCTGAGACCAGTGATCTGATAAATGTCGTCGATCACCTGCTTGCGGATCGCGACCAGCGCCGTCACCACCTGCGCAATAATGTCGATCGGCAACCAGATGATCACCTCTTTGGTACCGCCGAACGCCGCCCAGTTGGCGATCGGCACCAACACACGACCGGGCTCCTTGATCGCGAGCGCCGCCTGGATTGCGTCGGCAATCTCGGTGGTGCCGGACGGATAGAAACCCTTCACCTCGATCGCGTCACTCAGCGCGTGGATGCGACCAGTAAGGCTGTTGATCTCTTCGAGTTGATCCTCGTACTGCATGACGTCCGGCACCGGCACCAGCGACGATCGCTGCGTCGTGCCGTAGGCCGGCCGCGGACAGGGGAAGTAGCACGACAGATCGAGATGCGGATCGCCCTCGTCGAGGATTTCATCGCAACCCTCCGCCACCCAATAGACGCGGCGCGTGGTCTTGTCCCAAATCTCCCAGAACTTGGCGCGCTCGCGCCGATCGCTGCCGCCGACGGCCTCGGCCTCCTTGTCGACCTTGTAATCGGCGTCCTGGTAGCAATTGCCACTGTCGGGAGAGAACCGCTTGTGCGCCTCCTCGCGCGTCAGATAACTGGCGCCGGCAACCCACGTCACCTCGTACCAGCACCGTGACAAAGAATGTAAAAAGTCACGACGATGCTTAAAATCAACGCAAACCTTTTCAGTGCTGTAATAGCCGCTTTGGTCGTCTCCGCTCTCATAACGACACCATGGGGCACCTCGACCGAGCATCGCGACGTCGTCGCGCACCAGCAAGAGCTGGTCGTTGATCGTCGTCAGGTCGAAAGCAACCACCGCGCAGCGTTCAAGCACTTCGCTGGCAGCCTGATAAATCGGTCTCCGGTCCTTGAACTTCGGGACAACCACAGGAACCGGCGGACGCGCATAGATTGAAGGTTTGAGCACTTCGCAATTAGCCCAGAACATCTGGAATTCCGGATCGCGTGCATTGGTACTAAGCCGCTCCAAGCTCGCGTAGCGCCGATCGATCTTGTCACAGTGGGCGTTCCACGGCTCGAACGCGGTTTCGCTTTCCTTGAGAAGATTGAGCCAGGCCAGCGCCGGCTTCGGCGCGGCCTTAGGATTGTATTCCAAGTCATCATGACGATAGTCATCACTCGCCGGCGCATTGTTGTCCGCCATACCCCAACTCCCAAGGACCACACGCCCGAACCGCTCGCTTCAGCCGCTCGACCTCTGCTTTTAGCTCGTTAATCTCCTCCTGTCGCGCATCCCAACCATTGGCGTAGGCGGCGCGCTCGGCCGGCGGCATCCTGTATTCATCCGGCATCGAGCACCTGCGCCTCCGGTTCCAGCCGCGGCAAGGCGTCGACCCAACGCAGCAACTCGGCCCGCGTGATGATGGTCGCGCGGCCGTCCTTCAGGGCGACCATCTCGCCCTGGCGGATCGCCTTCTTGATTCTGGTGCGGCTGCGCCCGGTGATCTCGGCAGCGCGCTCGGTCGTGTACGCGATCGCCTCGGGGTCGACACCTTGATGATTTATCATTCTATACAGCCTCCCTGCATAGCCGCCATCGTTGCCACCGAGTGACATAATCCACAAATAAGCAGCCCGCTCTTCCTGGCGCGTCTGCGCCCGCCAATACGCAGCATAAGCCTCATCAAGTTCGGTCATAGCCGCGCGCGCCTGCGCTGGTATTCGTCAACCGGTGGGATACGCCAGCCCGGCTGCGGCACCGGCTTGGGAATGTGCCGCGGCGCCGGCTTGTAAGCGAGCGCAAGATAGCGAAAGCTGTCGCAGGTGTCCGCCGTCCAGTCGTCGACGTGCGAGGCCTTGAAGCATTTTTTATCGTCATCCCACTCGCGATGATACTGTTCGAGCGCCGCGATCCCGCGCTCCTCGCAGCGCGGATGGAACACGCACAACGGCAACAGCCGGCGCACCGCATTGATGCCGTCGTCGACGCTCGCCGCCGGGACGAGCATCGGGTTGAGATCGAGCCGCTGCATCGTCTCGACGCGGGTACGCCCCGTGCCGAACTCCAGCACCTTGGCGTCGTGCGGCACGTAGTCGACGCCATGCGTCCAGCCGTGCTCGGCGCACCGCTCCTTGATCACACTGGCGAAGTGGTCGACACCGACGCCTGATGCGGCGTAATGGTCGAGGATGTAGACCTGCGCACCGACGGCCTGAAAAAACCACAGCGCCGTATCGTGCTTGGTGCCGAGGTCCCAGCTCACATTTACCGGTCGACCGGCGACGGCTTGCACCGGCAGGATGCGACCCTCGGCGCGAACCTGCGCCATCTCCAATGCGTAGAACGCACCGAGGATCGCCGCGTTGAAGCTGCATTCGTATTCTTGCTCGAACTGGGCGCGGCCGACATCGGCGCCGTAGAGCGCCATGAGTTCGGCCTTGGTCTCCGCCAGCTGCTGCGCCGACAGCGCCTGCGTGTCGTGCACGGTCAGCCGCTGATAAAACCAGTAGGGCGAATGCTCGGCGTATTGCGCCAGCGCGTGCGCATGGTTGCGGCCGCGCGGCGTGGTGATGAACAGCGCCCAGCCGTTGTTCTCTTCGAGGATCGGCCGGATGTAGGTCCACGCGCTCGGGTTCGCGAGCGCGTACTCGCTGAAGGTCACGCCAGCGCAGGACGAGCCGACCAGGCTGTTGTAGGAATCGCTTCCCACCAATTGCCAGGTCGAGCCGTTTAAAAACCTAACGAACATTTCGCTTTCGTTGGTCACGGCGCGGAGCGAGAGCGGGAAGGCCTCGTCGATGCGACGCTTGCCGGTGTTAGGATTAATAGCCGTCCACAGCGCCTTGCGGCACTGACTATATTCCGGCATAGCATGCCAGTAATTGCCGACCCGCTGCGTCATCGCGGCGATCGCGGCCCAATGTAACGCGACGTCGTCCTTGCCGGCGCGGCGGTGCCACACCGCCAGCGCCCGCTTAACGCCGGACGCATGATTGAGATAATCCCAGAGCGGCTGCTGATAAGTGCGCTCGCGCCAGCCACCATTTGGCAGTGTGAACGTCGCCCCATCAGCCATGGCCGTTGCCCTTCGCCGCGATCGCGTCGTGCTCGATCGTCTTGACCTCGGGACCGGGCTCGCGCTGCCGATACACGATATTGATCGTGATCGGGGCGCCGGTATTGTCATCGAGCGTGTGCTTTTGATTAGGCTTGCCCCAGCCGTAACTCAGCAGCACGTTCGCCGCAGCAACCCGCGCCATCTCGCTTTCGCCATGAGTGACGATGCCGCCGAGGCAACGGATGGACGCATGCGTCCACTGCCGCGCCAAGCTGCGGATATCTGCCGGCAGTTTTGGTTTTTTGGTCGGCATTTGACCTCACCCTCTTACCCATCATCGCGGCCCAACCCTACCAGTATTGCGCAAGTCATTGAGGTAGCGGGCAAGCTCGGCCGCGACCGCGTCCACGCGCGCGCGCAGCTGCGCCATCTCGGCCGCCAGGCCCGCCAATTCCTGCTCGCGTTTAGCACGCTCCGCCATGATCTGGTGGTCCAGCAAGGCCACCACCTTCATCATTGCCATTACACGCTCCCAAAAATAATTGCGCTTTGCCCATTTTAGCCCTTGACGTTGATGGCGAAAGGGCGCACACCCATCAACGTCGAAACCGCCCCAGGACCGTCCTGGACCGCAAACAGAAAGAAAGAAACACAGATGGAAAAGTTCCGCAACGGTGACTTGGTCTACAACCCCTACATCGGCAAGTACGCCTGCGTGCTCGGCGTACGCCCCAACGACCAGATTTTGGTCGTCTACGAAGATGCCAGGGACAACCCCTATTTGGTCCGCGCCTGGCTGCTGCAGCCAGTCGCCGACGCCGAAATCGTGGAGGCGAGCCGATGACCGGACCCTGGATCGTCATGACCTCGAAGGCGTGCATGCCGGCGAACGTGCGCTCGCCCTACCGCAACGTCGCGGTCGTCAAGCTGACGCCGGAATATGCAGCCGCCGGCAAGCGTCCCGCCATGATCTCGACCCGCGCCCGCGGCGTCGCGATCCTCGAGCACCGCGGCCACCACTTTGTCGGCAAAACCGACCGGTGCGCCTACCGCCTCGCCCTCGCCGAGGCCGAAGCCGAGGTCGCCATCCTCAACCTCGCCGAGGCCGGCCGGGCCGAGCACGCCCGCCGCGCCATGCACTACCTCGCCACCGGGAGCGTCCTGCCATGACCAGACCCCGTTTTTCCAAGCGCCACGCCTCGCTGACCACCGAGGTGATCTGCGACGCCGTCGAGCGCCGCATGACCACCCTCGACGACCTTGGGTTCTGCCTGGTCTGCGGCCTCGAACACGGTGGCTGCGAGCCCGACATGCGGGGCGGCTCGTGCGAGGCCGGCTGCGGGCCGCACGTCTACGGCGCCGAGGAAATCCTGCTGAGCCTCCCCTCCTAGCGCCGGCATCGCCAGCGCCACTGGTCTATCCATACCGTCCGGAGCTCGTGACGCTGGCACAACGCCCGCTCGCGGGCTTCGGTCTTTTTGGGGGGTAGCTCGGCCTTGGAAGGGGTCGGCTCGGGGCCCAAGCGGTCGCGGACGCGTTTTAACGCCTGGGTGGCGGCAGAGGGCGCAGGTGGGTCGACAATGCCCCTGAACGCCTCCCGCAGGGCAAAGTCCATTGCCACCCGCTCGGTCGGGGTCATCGGCACCAGGGCGTTCACGCCCGTCTTCGCGGGCTCGGGCTCCAGCCGATCGGCCTTGACGGTAACGGAGGCGGGGACCGTGACGGTCTCGATCAAGGTCGCCCGCATGGGCTCTAGAGCTGGCGCCGGTTTTTGCGGCTGGTTGCGCAGCGGCGCGAGCGCGAGCGCCAGCACCGCCAACCCGGTCAGCGCGATCGAGGCGCCCACGCCGGCATCGCGCGCCGCCTTCACGGTATCGGCGCGGGTCATGGGCGCTTCTCCTTCGCACCGGTGAGGTCGGCGCCAGGCCATTGCAGCTTGATGGCGCCGATCGACTTGAACGCCTCGATCGAGCCGAACAGGATCGCGACCTCGTCCGGGGAGAGGTAGATCACCTTGTCGCCGTGAAGCTCCCGCACCCGGTGGAGGCAGGCCTTGTTCTCGCCGATCGCCACCGTCGTGCCAGTGCGTGGGCAGCGCCCGATCTGGTAGGCATCGTCCGGTATCCCGGCCGCCGTCAACACCGCCGCAGCCACGGCGTAGAGCTCGCAGAGCTCGCGGCCCTGGATCGCGATCTTGTAGGCCGCGCCGTTCACACAGGCCTCAAGAAACAGGTTGTGCGCCCGCTCCAATCGGTTCGCCTGCTCGGGGTCATGCAGTCCGAGCGCGACCATCGTCCAGCGCGCCTCGAAGGCGAGCGCCGCCGTCGTCACCTCGGCGTGCCACTTGCGCACCGCCTCGCCGGCTTGTGCCGCCTGCCGCATGTTCGCACGCTCGATTCCTAGCGTTCCCATTGCCGTCTCCCTCTGCCCAGGCCCCTTGGTGTTCGACCGCCGACGTCCGGCCCGAAATGACGCCTGCGGCCGTTTTCCCCAAATCGCTGTACGCACTTTTTGCACCCCCTATCTGTTCTCACTGTGCCGTACCCGTGTACCGTTTAGTGCTATTTTGCATATTCCGCATAATAGAAAAAAGGTGTCAGGCGTCAGCCGGACGTCTAATCATCTGTCGGATCAAGGACTTCGCCGATCCTGACGCCGCTCCTGTCGCGGGTTTCTGGAGTGGTTTCTGGCTCTGCCGCGTCATGCCCATTTCCATTTCCGCCACGCGACATTTTACGCGTCAGGTCGTGAGCTTTTCGCATGTCTTGGACCATCTGTTTGGTGTCCCAACGCTCCGGGATAACCCGATTGACGGTTTCGCCCGGCGGCGTTGTCGACAGCGTCTTGGAGGCGAACAAATCTTGCTCGAGGGCCTTGCCGTGCAGCCGCAAGCCCTCGGCATTGAGGCCGACGCCGGCGTAGTAGCGGCGGCGCTCGTCGCGGAGCTCCTCGCCGGTCGCGATCCGGGCGTCGCCGAAGGCGCGGATTGCCTTGGTGATCGCGTCGTTCGAGGGCAAGCGGCGGTCCTCGCCTTTTGCTTCGATCCAGGCGACCGCGAACGCCGCGCAGAAATCGGCCGAGGACACCATCGTGTTCGGGTCAAAGTCGACGCATTCGCCGAGGAAGCCAGCGACCAGGTTACTGTCGCGGCGGATCCGGTGGCCGGCCTCCTCCGAGGTTGTCGGCATCACCAGGTGGCCGCGCTTGAGCAGCCGCCTTAAGCCTTCGACTGCCCACGCCAGCAGCCCCGGCATTTCGGTGGCCAGCACGAGGTGCTGCGGCTCGTCGTAGCCGCGCGCGCGCGCGATCGCCGCCACCCCGGTCGGCACCGCTGGATCGAACACGCGGCGGCACTCGACGATCGCCAGGCGGTTGATCACCGCCTTGGTGGCCTCCTTGAACTGGGGTGCGACGTTCGACCCCCAGAACGCCGGCGCCGTCGCGCGCACTGTCATAATCGGGCCGCCCTTGATGTTGATCTGGAACGGCTCGCCCCTCAAAATCAGTTTGACGGTCGACGACAAGTGCCACTTCGAGGCGTCGAACGCTTCCGGCAGCAGCCACGGCTGCCGCTTGGCGAATGGGACCAGGCCGTGGGTGCCCTCGATCTTGTCGAAGGTCGAGGTATTGTGGTCGGGGCCGAACAACCCCGCCAACACCTCCAGGATGCTGCTTTTCCCGCAATTGCTGTCGCCGACCAGTACCAGCGCGCGCGAGCGTTCGGTGCCCTTGCGGTCGATCAGGCCGGCGCCGAGCAGCTCCTGGATTAGCTGGACGCAGGCGGCGGCATCGGGGTGGTCGAGGAAGGCGTCGGCCAGCAGCTGCCGCCACAGTGGGCAGGGGGCGACCGGGTCGTAGTCGGCCTCGATCCGCCAGGTGACGTAGTGCTCGGGCGCCGGCGGGATCAGCATTCCGGTCAGGGGGTCGACCAGGCCTGACCGGGTCGGGATTTGGCCGTGATGGTCGAAGTCGGGGGCCTGGCGGCGCCAGACCTTTTTATGGCGCAGTAGGTAATTGCGGGCCTCGCTGATCAGGCGGCTGGTGGACACCAAGCCGAGCTCCTGCGCCACGTGATCGAGCTCGGCATTGAGCCACCCGTCACCGGTCTCGAACCGCCACAGCCGGTCGTGGTAGCACCAGACTCCGCCCTCGATTGCGATCATCGGCTCGCCGGCCGCGAGGTAGGCTTCCGCGATTGCGACGTGCGGCTTGATCTTTTTGGCGCGTTTGGGTTTTGCCGGTTCTGCCGGTTTTGCCTGTTCCGCTTGTTCCGCTTTGGGGGTGTCAAGCGGTTTGGCATCCAACACCTCCCCCGTTTCGGGGTCGGTTTTCTCCATAGATGCCCACAGCGGGCTCGGCGCGCGGTCGATGCGCTCGGGCTCGTCCGGCTCGAGCTCGGGGTGCTTTTCGAGCCAAGTCCTACACATGTTGCGTAGCGCCTTTTCCTCCCTACCCCAGTGCCACTTGGCGCCGGCTGGCCCGGCGGCGCGGCGGGTGGCTTCGAGCAGGGTCTCGACGATGTCGTCGATGCTCTCGCCCTGGTGCAGGAGCGCCGCCGAGGTGGCTATTTGCGTGAGGTGGATGCCGGTCTCGCCGGTGCCCTGGTAGGTCATCTCGCCGAGGCGGGTCTCGACGTCGATCGGCGGCTTGAAGCCGGACTGCATGGCGGCGGCCCGGAAGGGGTCGGTTTGAACGGTTTGAACGGTTTGAACGGTTTGAGCGGTTTGAGCGGGCGCGGACGCCGCGGACGGCTTGCGGGTCAGGATCGGCGCCGGCTGCCCCTCCAGCCACGCCAGGAGCTCGCCGAACGCGTAAACCGGCGCGCCCTTGGTTTGGACCGCCGTGACGGCAATTGGCTCTTCCTTGGTGTTATGCGTGCCTGGCAGCCGCATCAGGCGGGCCACTTCGCAGACCGCGGGGTCGCCGGCGACGTGGTCGGCGAGCAGGTGGAGGGCGTGCTCGACCGCCTCCTGGTGCACCTGGGCGTCGACCCATTCGGCGAGGCGCCAATAGAGGTGGAGCCCGTGGCCCGACGACACGATGAAGGTCGGCGGGTAGCGCAGCGTCGCGATTGCGGCGATGACCTGCTCGGGGGTGGCGTCGACGTTCTTGAAATCGATGTCCGCCCACAGCGCCGGCAGCTCGCGGGCGTTCTTTTTCGAGCGCGAACCGGCCTGGGTCGAGACGCAGAAGAACATCCCGCGGCCGACGCGATCCCAGCGCCGCACGAATGGGATAATGGCGTCGCCGTCGCGGGTCGGCAGGTTGCGGGGCGGGCTCTGGGCGGTGTCGTCGCGCGTATTTGGAAGGGAGGTCAGGATCACCATCTCGGTGGTGCCGGCGAATAGACTTTTGACAAATTCGAGCGCGGCGAAGGGGTCTGGATTTATAGCCATTGAAGTGGTAGACGTCATGCGCGCCTCCGTTGGTTAAGCCCGTTTCTGGTGTCTTACGGGTGATGTCACAGGCAGCATTAAAAGCCCGGCGCGTGGTGCTAGTCACGCGCCGGGCTGTTTCGTAGTGGCTCCGATCGATCGACCTACTACCGCTAGGTCCATTTGCTAATGTGGTCGGGGCGGTGGTCGCTGTGGCCGGCGTTTCGGGGCGTGCCGGCGTCGGCGGCGGCTTTGCGTTGCGCGGCAGCGCGGGCGGCGAGGGCCGCCTTGAGCTTGGCGCGGTTGGCGTTCCGCACGTCCGTCTCGGTGGTCGCCAGCGTGACTTTCCGGCGCGAGCGCCGTTCCAAGCTGGCGAACTTTTTGTCGCGCGGCGCGAACTTTATTCCGAGGCGTTTCGCCTCGTCGCAGGTGGCGATGTAGTTCGCCGCTCGCTTTGGATGGTTCATAAAACCTTTGGAGAAGTAGCGCGGGACCCTCCGGGCTTTCTCGTCGAGGTGCTGGTCGGCGCGAACTTTGGCCTGCCGCACGATGGCGCCGACCGTGCCCCAGGCGGTGTTGTGAGTTGTCAAAATTATTTCCTCGCCTTGCCTTGCCTTGCCCCGCCGAGCCTTGCCGTGCCGCGCCCCGCCCAGCCACGCCCGGCCTGGCCTTGCCATGCCGCGCCGTGCCCGGCCTCGCCGCTACTAGAAGCGTCCGCTCCGCGGTGGCACACTAGCTGTGGTGGGTCGTTGTTGTTCCGGTGACGGCGCCGCTTGGCGCGCTGCTTGGCGCGCGGCCGCCGCCTGCTTGCGCTGTGCTGGCTTGGCCTCCTCAACCTGCTTCGGTTCCTCAACGGCAGGCTCGTCACCTTCGAAGGCACCTTTCGGAGCCCAGCCAACGACGGTGAAGACGGGAAATTTTACCCTGCCGTAGGACTTAATCTTATGGGCATACGAGGACGAGCCGATCGCGATGATCGGCCAGTCGTCGGGGTGTTGGGCTTTCAGCTCGGCGTAGCGTTCGATCAGGCGGTTGACGGCACCGATCGAGCCGGTGCTGGAGGCCGGGAAGGTAAACAGCGTGCCGTCGTCGTGGCCCCTGATTTCGTCTTCGCCGTCCGGGTTGTTCGAAAACTCGACCGGGATGTCGTAGCCGGGCGCGCTCTTGAGCACGATGTAGTAGCTGCGCTGCCAGGGGTCGCGCGGCTCGTTGCGGTCGTCGACCTCCCAGAGGTCCTGGTCGTCGAAGCCGAGCGAAGAGCGTGGCGGCACCTGGTAGAAGTCTTTGATGCGGCCCATGACGTGCTGTTGTGGCTTGTTGTCTTCCCACCTGATCCAGCCGTTCAAGATCGAGTCCATGTGGGCAATGAAGCGATGCCCGTAAGCGATCGGGGTATCGCCGACGCTGTAGTCGCCCTTGGAGTATTTCAGCAGCCGCCCGACGATGTTCGTTGCGCGGTTGGCTTGCGCGTGGGCGGCGAACGGATCGCCGCGATCGTCGGGGGTGGCGGGGAGGTTTTTAGCTTGGCTGGCTTCGACGAGCTTGTTCATCGGTCTTGTCCTTCTGGTTTGTCGTTCTGCTGTTTGCCGATCGCGATCAAGAGGCGGTCGGATGGCTCGCCATACTCCCGAAATGGACTTAAATCAATCCCGGCGGCGAGTGCTGCCGCTTGTATTGCTTTGTTGTCGTAAGTTTCCCTCCCCCTCACTTCGGACCAAGTGATAACGCCGGGAATTTTGCGGACACCGCGATCGCGCAGCCGCGTCTTGATCTTCTCCTGCATGCGTTTGAGGTCTTCGTCGGCGCGGTCGCGGCTGCCTTCGATGGCGCGATACTCGTGCGCCATGTCGCTGATCTCGGCCTTGAACTGCGGATCGACCGGGCCCGCTTCTTGGAACGGCAAGCGCCTCCGATCGATGCCGCAGGCCTTGGTGTAGGGGCAGTAGCGGCATTCCTTGCCGCCGCGCAGGAAGCCCTCGGGCTCGAGCTCGTGGCCGGCCTGCGCCGTCATGATGTTGCGGGCGCGTACCACCGCCGCTGCAAAGATGCGCTCGTCGTATTTGATGACGAACTCGGTGACGACGCTCCAGTCGCTCGCGTCGGTGTAGCTCAACACGGCGTGGCTCGGTTGATACTTGGTGTTCATGCGCAGCAGGCCCATCTGCACGTGACACTGAAAGATGTTCGACGCCTTCGCTTCTGTCAGCGTCGCGCGCGGGTCGATAGTTTTACATTCGACGACGACGCAGTCGTCGGCCTCGCCGAGCAATCCCAGCTCGGCGAGTTCCTTCTCGGTCAGGTCGACGACGACGCCGTCGGGCGTCGCCGACAAGAATTCGTAGCGGAAGCTGGTTTGCTGTTTGCCAGCGAACAGCAACCGCTTGCCGAAACGCTTGCGCAGCGCCGGCAGCCAGAACTTGTCTTCGAACAGGGTGCCGCGCAGCCGCGTGCCCCAGGTGTCGACGTGCTCGGGGTCGCGCTCGGTCACCATCTGCGGGTCGACGGCGTTCTTCTCGTAGAAGGTCTTGCGCGCGCACAGCCCTATTTCCGAAGCGCCGACGGTCTCGGTGCGATCGTGGGCGAAAGTCTTGAGCACGGTGGCGGCGTAGCGGGACAGCGTGTCAGCGATCAGGGCCATTGGGTTTTGCTTTCCTGGTTTTGGGTTTGCTGTTTGTCATTGTTAAAACCTCGCCTTGCCCCGCCCCGCCGCGCCACGCCGAGCCCGACCGCGCCTCACCAAGTCTCGCCCAGCCTCGCCCGGCCGTGCTCCGCCGTGCCTGACCGCGCCCGGCCCAACCGCGCCGCGCCGCGCTACGCCGCGCCTCACCGCGCCTTGCCTTGCCGCGCCAGACCGCGCCCAGCCCCGCCCAGACCGGCCGGGCCCCACCGAGCCGCGCCCTGCCTTGCCTCGCCTTGCCTTGCCTCGCCCTGCCGGGCCATGCCTGTCCGCGCCCTGCCGCGCCGGGCCTTGCCTCGCCGCGCCAGGCCGCGCCCGGCCCGGCCTCGCCGGGCCATGCCGTGCCCAGCCGCGAAAAAGGTAAAACTCACTCCCAGCCGGCCACGAGGAACTTTCCAAAGACCCCCCTAAAGGTCCCTATGCCGATCGCGCGGCCGCCCTCTTCGACCAAGTTGAGAACGTCCTGCTCTTTGATCTCGCGGTTGGGGAAGATGTCCATGGTGAATTCGAGATACCATTCAAGGGGAATAACAGGCCGCACCTTTGGGTTTGGTATTCCCTTGTCGAGGCGCGCGACCGAGTAATGGATATAACAGCCGCTAAGGGGATCGTGATCGCCCTCGAACTTGCCGAACACGATCGGCTTGCCGTCGCGCATGAACGGGATAAAGGCCTGCCGGATGCTGACGAATGACAGCATTGCGTTGGCGAGGTCCTTGTACTTGCGCTTGTCACGTAGGCGTTTCGGTGCGGAATTGGTGTTGTGGGCCGACAAAAAGGACATGATATTTAACGCCGGGAGACCAATGACTTTGGAACCGCCAGGTGCCAGGTACAGTTTTTGATGAGCCTCCAACTTGGTGTTGTTGTCCCCAGGGTAGCGGTCGAACATCACATCCGTGAGGCCCTGGAGGGTAATCTGCTTTGTGATGAGGTCGTGAATGCTGGCAATTCTGACAGGTGGCACACTGTTTGCGTGATCTTCGCCGCCTGCTTTTTCTCGTTTCGGCTTGTCTAACATTTCGCTTCTCCCTCATGGTTGTAGTCCTCGGTTAAAAATTCCTAGCCTAGCCTCGCCGTGCCTTGTCCTGCCCCGCCAAGCCCAGCCTAGCCTAGTCACGCCGGGCCCAGCCCAGCCTAGCCTTGCCCTGCCTTGCCGTGCCGCGCCGTGCCCCGCCACGCCTGGCCGCGCCTGGTCTCGCCCCGACTGGCCGCGCAGGGCCGAGCCAAGCCAGGCCTTGCCTTGCCTCGCCATGCCGAGCCTGGCCGTGCCCCGCCGCGCTTTGCCTCGCCCAGCCGCGCCCAGCCCGGCCCCGCCTCGCCAAGCCCCGCCTCGCCATGCCGAGATCATTGCGCCACCCCGTAGACACGAAGGTGATCGCGGATTTGTTCGAAGACTGTTTGGGGTTCGTCGGAAAACGGAAGACTGTCATCGATTTCGGCGAGGCCGTTGCGCACGCGCAGCTGTATGATCCTGATCGCGATGATCCGCTGCGCCACGATGCGGGTCGCGATCGGGGCCGCGTGTAGCCAGTCGGCGGCGCGCACGTAATCGACCAGCACTTCGCCGTCGTCGATCGTCAGCCGGCGCAGCAGCCGGCGCAATTCGCTGAACTGTTGCGGGTAGGGCGTCGCCAGATGCTCGCGCACCTCGGCCCTGATCCAGCGGCGCCAGCGCCGCGTCAGGATCGAGTTGTCTTCCATCTTCTGTTCGAGCGGGCCCGGTTTGAAAGTTGGCGCCGGCTCGGTTTTTGTCATGCGCGATGGCCGCCGATGACGTGCGACGTAGAGCACGAAGGGGTCGGCGCTATCGCTTGTAGTTTCGCTCACGGTGACGCCAGTTTCGGTTTGAGCACGCCCCAAGCGGTCAAGATCACGATCGCCTCTTCGAAGCTGTGCGCCAGTGCGTAGGTGTGGCCGAGGCGCTCGCAGATCGCAGCAAAACCCTTCTGGGCATCACTCCGCACGCTCTTTGGCGTGCGCTTAAGTTCGAGCCAGAACACCGTGCCGGCACTCGCTAGTATACAGAGATCAGCCACTCCGCTTTTTAATCCTTCGGCTTTCATTCTTGCCCCCCAGCTGGGGCTGCGTTTTCCGGCATTGGGGACCGCAAAGAAAAAGATACCCAGCTTCCCGTTTACAGTAAGAAAGCGCACCACTTCGGCTTGTAGGGCGTGTTCTGTTTTAGGTCGTTTCATGATGTTTATTCCAGCCGCGGCCAAGCTCCAGTCCGCTGTGGTTGTGTCGGCCCTTGCGGATCATGTCGTCGACATTGTCTTTTTGTGTTCCGTGGAATAAGTGGTTTTCTTCTACGCAATAGGAGTTGTCGCAAGAGTGGAGGGCGCGTGTCCCCGGAGCGAGTGGCTTACCGGCGAGTTCGAGGGCAACGTGAGTGGCTCGCCGCAGTTTTTGGCCAACTCTTAATTGCCCGTATCCGTTCGAGTCGGTGGAGCCGATCCAAAGTAAGCAGCCGCTGTTGGGCTCGGGGATCGTGTGTCGGTCGAACAGGGCGGCGAGAGATTGTCGAGGATACCGGCAAGTACCCTTTCCGCAGGTTGACGTATTACCAGTTGTAAGTGACGTGCCAACCACGCACGTCTCGTTGCCGCAATCACAACGAACGATCCAAAAAGCGT